CCTGGTGCTTTTGACGATGTTATGAATGATGATTTTGTAGCCCTTTTTAACCACGATCAGAATCAAATTTTAGCCAGAAACAAGGTAACATTAAAGGCTGGAGTTGATAATATAGGATTATGGTATGAGTTTGAGGCCCCAAACACTACCACTGGGAATGATTTAATAGAAAACTTGCGACTTGGTAACATTCAGAAGAGTTCTTTTGCTTTTACCATCAAAAAACACTCTTGGATTGAGCCAACAGAGAAAAACAAATATGCGATAAGAACTATCGAGAAAATTAAGCGACTTTATGATGTATCTCCGGTAACTTATCCTGCTTACCCGGACACGTCAGTAGCACAAAGATCATTCGAGCAAATCGAATTTGTGAATATAGAGAACGAAAAAAGAAAACACGAAATTTTTAAACTAAAACAAGTATGAAAACAACCGCAGAACAGATCAAAGCCCTCAAAGAAGAGCGTGCCGCGAAAATTAAACAGATGGACGGCCTCATCGAAAAGGCCGAGACTGAAAAGCGCAATCTTTCAACAGAAGAAAACAAATCTTACAACGATTTGAAAACAGAAGTTGATGGTTACACTGAACGGTTAGCGCGTTTGGACGAAAAATTGAAGCGCGAACTTGCAGACGAAGGCACCGAGGTTCGTCCGACAACTTTTGACACAAGATCAGAGTCCGAAAAAGATAAAAAAGACTTTCGAAAGCACTCGATGATTAAGATCATCCGCTCACAGTCACAAAATCACTTCCCAAGTGCAAAATTGGAAGGCTTAGAGCTTGAGATGCACCAAGAGGCCGTTAAAGAAGCCCGCGAAAACCAAACCGAAGTTAAAGGTATTGGTATTCCGGTTGCAATTTTGAGATCATGGGGAATTCAAGGCATCCAAAAGCGTGATCAAACAGCAGGAACCGGTAATCAAGGTGGTTTTTTCATCCAAACCGATGTTTCAAACGAGGTTATTGACCCGCTTCGCGCTCGCTTAGTTTGCGCTCAGGCCGGTGCGCGTTACCTTTCACAATTGCAGGGTAATTTGGATATGCCCAAAAACGGAGGCGTATCAGTTGCGTGGGGAACTGAAAACCACACCGCAGCAGAAAGCACAGCGACAATATCACGAGTTCAATTAACACCTAAACGCCTTGCTGGTTTCAGCGATGTGTCTGTTCAATTGATTCGCCAGGCTTCGCCAGATGTTGAGAGAATGATCCGCGAAGATTATTTGAATGCAATGGGCGTTGCTATTGATTTAGCGGCCTTGAATGGTTCAGGCTCAAGCGGCCAGCCTACTGGTATTCTTCAAACTGCTGGCATCGGTTCAGTAGCCGGGGGAACCAACGGATTGACACCTGATAACAGCCACATTTTGAAGCTTGAGGAAGAAGTCGCAATCGACAATGCTGATTTTGGCTCATTGGCTTACATCACAAATCCGAAAGTTCGCAGACAGTTGAAAAACACTGTAATCGAATCGGGTGACGCATTGCGGGTGTGGGATCGTATGGATTCTGCCCGTCCTTTGAACGGTTATCCAGCTTACATCACAAACAACATTCCATCAAACCTTACAAAAGGTAGTGCATCTGGAGTTTGTTCGGCAATCTTGTTCGGTAATTTCTCCGATTTAATGATCGGTATGTGGGGAGGTATGGATGTTCAATCTAACCCTTACACTAAGTTGAAAGAAGGACAGATTGAAGTGGTTGCAGCGGTTTACGCAGATGTTGCAGTTCGTAGAGCTGAATCATTCGCAGCTATGTTAGATGCCTTAACAGCCTAATCATGAAGATTGAATTTGTTAGACCCGGAGCCGGATTTGGCTTCGGGTATAATACCGGAGATGTTGGCGATGTTGCTGATAAAGATGCTGAAAAACTTATCGAGGCCGGGATCGCTATTCCGGCTAAACAAAAAGTAGAAACAGCGGAGTCAAAAGCAAAGCCAGAAAAAGCGGTAAAGAAATAATTTGAAAACACGTTCTTTGAAATGGTTTATAAGCTAATCACGGCCCCGACAGAACTTTCGATAACACTTGCAGAAGCGAAAGCGCAAATGAATATTGATACATTGTTTACGGGCGATGATACTTTGATAACCTCAGACATTCACGCGGCTACTTTGCATATTGAAAAGATAATTCAAAGTCCGATCATGGCGCAAACTTGGGAATTACAGTTAACGGATTTTGTGGATACATTTAAGATTCATAAAACCCCGGTTGCTTCGATAACCAGTTTAAAGTATGATGATATTTCGAACGCAGAGCAGACAGTTGATTCAAGTGAATACCAAACCGATTTATCAAGCGTTCCGGCTCGTGTTATCTTAAATAGTGGGTACTCAAGCCCAAGCGTTTACGATAAATTTGACGCGGTTAGATTACGATTTGTCTCAGGCTATGTAGACGCAACAGCGGTTCCTCAAGATTTGAAAAAGTGGATTAAAGTTCTGGTAACTCAATTCTATCAATTCAAAGATTACAGCGTAAAGAAAGAAACTGAGGACTTGATTATCAGAAACCTAATGAGAAGCGCAGCATGGCTTTAAGAGGTTTTCAGCCGGGCGATTTAGATCACATCATTACTTTCTATGCCCCATCAAAGGCAAAGAATGCGATTGGAGAGGTGGTTGCAACGCTATCTGAACAAGGCGCAACAAGGGCGCAACGGATTTTTAAAAGTTCTTCTGAAAAGATAGACGCACAGCAACAAGTAGGGGTAACGATGCAGGACTTTAGAATGTATGATCGTAGGTTTTCGATTACTCAGGAATGGGAGTTTAATGTTTTCAGCATTGCAAGCCCTTCCGATGTGAGACGTTTCCGGGTGCGAGGAATTCAAAAAGAAGGGCGAGGAAATAGTGTAATTGTAACCGGAGAATATCGCGACAATGGGTAAAACACTTGACATAAAGGTTGAAGGTTTTTTCAACGTTAAGAAGTTTTTCAAAGACGTGGGTTATGAGATGAGCGACCGCGAATTAGGTCAGGTTATCCGGGCTGGAGGCGCAGAGATCACGAAAGCAGCAAAGCGAAACATTCCTTTCAGCGGTGAGATCAAAACCAAGTTAAAAAAAGATTTGGTAACGAGTAGAGTGAAGGGAGGGAAGGGTAAGCCTTATGTATTATCTGGCCCCGCTTTTAACCAGGAGATAAACGGGGTAAAGGTTGCAATCATTGCCCAACACATGACCGAAGGATTTAAACAAACGCAACGGGCAAGCGATGGAAAGCGAAGGGGAGTAGTAAGGAACCAACTTGATAACGCAATGATCCGAGGATTTAAAACTTCTGAGACGCAACGAAACAACGCAATGAATAAAGCGATGCAAAAAAAGTTAATTAAGATCAGAGCAAAGAACAAAGGCGTATTGTTATGAATGGAGAACTGGCAGTTTATGATTTATTGGTTAACGATGCGACTTTTAACGCTCATGTGGGAGGTTCGGCAAGTGCAGCGCGGGTTTATTACGACATTGCGCCACAAACTGTCGAACTACCTTACACAATTTTACGGGAAGATGCTCTCGATCCTAATGATACTAAGTCAGGAGGTTCGGACTTTGATTTTGATCGTATTGAGGTAAGACACTTTGCATCTACGAGATTAGAAGTTGCAAACATGGCGCGGGATGCGAGGGCAGTACTTGACAGAGCAGCGGAAGGAACTTATAACACTATTGAAATAGCCGGACTTCAATATATCACTCAGTTTTCGGACGTGGAGGAAATGGAAGATTCGGTACAGCATGTTAAAGAGCAATTGTATAAAGTAATTGTAAGATAATGGCAAAGTATATTAAGATCATTCAGGATTGTGAAAGCCCAACAGGTAAACTTTGGATAGTTGGTAAAATTATTATGGTCGCAGATGAACTTGCTACTAAAATGATTGAAGATAAAAAGGCGCAGTACTCAACGGCACCAGATAACGAATTAGTTGAGGCGGTTAAACAGGTAAAGAAAAAACATAAATAAAATGGCAAAGCAAAATTCAACCAAATGGAAGTTATTGGTGGCTACTGTAGCGGTCGATAACCTTACCGATGTAAGCATTGAGATCAATAACAAACTTATTGATGTCACAACCAAGGACTCAGCCGGATGGGAAGAATACCTGACTGGTGGAGGTTTGAAGGGCGCAAGTTTTTCAATCTCTGGTCTTGTAGATTTTGGTGATTCGGGAACAACTCCTGACGATCTTTTCACCGCTTTGGTAGCTGGCACTCAATTAGCATTAACAGCCTCAGACGCGGTTAGTACTAACAAAGAGTACACATTTACCGGAATGATTGAAAAGTATTCAGTCGATGGAGGCGTTGAGGATGCAATCAAATTCTCAGTGTCTGGTAAGGCCACAGGAGTAGTAACCCAAGCGACTATTAGCTAATGAGGAATATTAATATAGGCGGTGAAGATCGTCCGATTTCCTTTAGCCGTAATGCGTTGATTGAGTTTGAAAAAACGACTGGCATTAAATTAATGTCAGGGCGTAAAGATTGGTTTGAATCGGCTGAAAGTTGGACTGCTTTGATGTATGCTGGTTTAAAGTGGGGATTGTATGATCCTAATAAAGGCAAGGAGCCTAAACCGGACTTTACTATTCACATGGTCAATGATTGGATTGAAGCACGTATTGAATGCCTTGCAGAGATGTGGGATATTTTCAATGCCTCCATGCCAAAGATAAACGGTGAAAAAAAAAGCGAGGTAAAAAGCGAGAGCCTTTCACATGGGAGCAATTCGACAGAATAGGATTAGGTTATCTTCAAATAAAGCCGTGGGATCTTGCAGCGTACACGCTTAGAGATTTGTTCACGGCTTATGAAGGATGGCGGGAAATACAAGTGCATGACAAATGGGAGCAGACGCGGTTAATATGTTATTGGATGGGAAACCACAAAGCAACAAAGCCGGAAAATCTTTTCCCTTTAGAGATAGACACGATAAGACTTAAAACCCTTATCGACAGTGGCAAGGCACATTTTGCCACAGTAAGAAAACAGACACCGGAGGAACAATTAATTATGAAACGACTTGGCAGACAATAAATTCATATTAAAATTTTCCGGTGATACTACCCAATTACAGGGCGCAGTCGCGCAAGCTAACAGCACGTTAACCGGATTCGCTAACAAAGTTCGCAGCTATGGCGGGATGATGGCGGCTGGCTTTGCCGTGTCCCAGATTGGCGAGTTTGTGATGGACGTGTCAAAGCTGTCTGGTGAGGCCGAAGGCGTTCGGGTTGCATTCGAAAGATTGCCAGCAGCCACGAAGTTAATGCTCGATTTGAAGGATGCCACAAGTGGAACCGTTTCAGAATTAGATTTAATGAAGCGGTCTGTAATGGCTGCTAACTTTGGTATCTCTTTAAAAGCACTCCCAGAGCTTTTAGAATTCGCCTCCATACGAGCAAAGCAAACAGGTCAATCGGTCGATTACTTAGTTGACTCTATCGTTACTGGTATCGGTCGAAAGTCTAAACTAATACTTGATAACTTAGGGATTAGCGCGGTTGCTTTAGGTGAAGCAATGGGCGGGGTTTCGATGGAGGCGGCTACCGTTGGAGAAGTAGCGGAAGCGGTTGGAAGGATAGCTAGCGAGAACCTAAAAGAGATGGGTGAGATGAGTGAAAACGCATCCACCAAAATGGACAGGTTAGGGGCTACATGGACAAATTTAAAGGTAGTTATAGGGGAGACCGCAAATGATACCGGAGTCTTAGGAACTTCAATTGATATTCTTACCGGATTTATGACCGTCCTTGCCAGTAAAAATTTATCAGCAAGTGATAAGTTGGCTGCATTCAGCGGTACATTAGGGCTATCACTTGCTCTAACCAAAGATTCGGCTACAGCAATAGGAAAGGCTTCCGAAGAACAGGAAAAGGCTAATAAGATAACCGATACAGCCACAGTATTACTACGTGACTTAGGCTTAGATTATGAAGCCCTAATGAACGTGGCTGGTGATAATGTTGATGTCCTTCAAATATGGGCTGAGATGCAACGCCTTGCTGCACCAGCGGTAAAAGAAACAACCGAACAAACAAAAGAGCAGATTAAAGCCCTTGAGGAACTCACCAAAAAACTTTACGAGCAAGCGGAAGCCGAAAGAATGATTCGTATTGCAAAACTTGAAAGGTCATTAACACCAGAGGCACAAAATCCAATGGATGCCTTACGGGATAACTACAAAATGGAAGTCCCTAAAATGAATACCGATGCCATCACTTCCATGACAGCAGCATTAGGAATTCTAAAAGGACAAAATGATCTCACCACTCAATCAATGGCCGATCAACAAAGTCAGATGATTGCTAATACAATGGCCTTTGCTGAGATGGCCGGAAGTATCTTAGGAGGGTCTGATAGTATTGGTCAGGCTATGGCTATGATGGCTTCACAAGTAGTTGATGCGGTTGGAAAAATGATCATGGCGCAAATGATTCAAAAAGCCATCCAAGATAAAGCAACGGATTTTAATTTCTTTGCCAAACTGGCTGTTGTTGGATTAGCGGTTTCAACAGCATCCGCACTCCTTAGGAAGATAGGTAAATCTGGTGGAGGTGGTGGAATTTCAGGAGGTGGAGGTGGTGGTTCTGGCGGAAGTGGAGGATACGGAAGCCGTCAGGAATCAATGGGGCAACGAATAGAATTATCTTTTTCGGGTGACGCTGGGAAGGTTTTAAAAGCTATGACAATTAAACAGGATCGAATAGATTCACGGACAAGATCTTAATGGCTACAATCGCACTAACATATTGCAGTTTAGCGTTAGGGTTAACGATTGACATTGATTACAATGATGTAACCCATGCCATTGATGCGTATGATCCCGCTGGTTCTGTTTGTTCAACAAATCAAAAAGTACCCGGCCAATCTATCTACTCGCACGTTGATGGTGATTTCTCCTATTCAGTACTTGTAAAAGATACCGCTCCTTATGCGTATGTAAAACAGATTAACAATGTAGTACACGTACCTGAAGTTTGCACATTACTCTTTTATCAACCGGGGTGTTTTTCACAGAACGCTTCAGAGGATGGTGTTCCTGATGGTATTATATTCGTTTCAACAATAGACGAAAATTCACTTGAGCCTGTTAGGTATTCACTTAATTCTGACTTTACTTATCCATTCGGACAATCATCAAATCAATTCATAGGATTACTTCCGGGTACTTATACTGTTTATGCCCGTAATTCATCTACGTGCTTAGCTGAGATTACAATAATAGTTGGAGCAGATAGAAGCTATGGAATAAAATACCGACTTCCATTTGAAGACCCCTATAACAATCAGTATAAACTTGAGATTGAAGATTCAGAGTTTACCGGATCGGTAAACGATATAGTCGGGGGTTCGATGCCTGTTAAGATTATCCACAGAGGCGAAGAGGAGGAAAATATTTTCTACTCTGTAATTGCTTCGCTTATCGAAGTCACAATAATAAGCCAAACAGATCAACAGTATATCGAGTTCTATACCTTCGATGAAAGGCGTTTCAGGGCAAAAGTTTACAAGTGGAACGGATCGAGTTATGACCTTTATCATTTTGGGTATCTTACTCCTATGCTTTATTCAGAGCCTTACGTTTTAAAAGAAGGCTATGAAGTTTCATTAACTTTTACAGATGGGTTAGCCGATCTTGTTAACTACGAATTTTCAGACGATAGCGATAATTTTCCAGAGGGTAGAATTCCTATTTTCAATGCGCTGAATTATATCATTAACAAAACAAACATCGCTTTGGATTATTGGGAAAGCGTGAACGTGTACGCTTCAATAATGCTTTCAGGAACCGATGACAGCACATTAGAACAGGGGTACTTAGACCCAAAGGCTTATCTAAATTCAGACGGCACAGTTAAGAATTGCCGCGAAGTATTGGGTTACATAATGGATTTCTTAGGATCACGAATTTATCAAGCAAACGGGCGATGGAATATTGACCTTGTGAGTGAGAAAACAGCAAGCGCGGTTCCCACACGTAAAAGAACTTCCAATTACGGAGTGATAACCGGAGGCAATGAAAACCCGCGAGTACTTTTAAGAAGGTCAGTGGCCACAAGTCCGCGTGTGATGTGGAAAGATCAAGGCCAGGTAATGAGTATCCCACATACTTGGGGAACAATTAAATTAACACACAACTTAGGAACTGAAGCACGAAACAACCTTTTGCCTTATGGAGAATTCTTTGAGGCTGATATTGAGAACGGACAGTTTAAAGGCTGGCAGATAGACGATGCTAACGGAGGCGGGGCTACATTTGGGCTTGAAAAAATAGAACGTAACGGAGCAATGCAGGACGTTTTATTTGTGGACTTCTCAGCGTGTCCTATCGCAGATAATTACGTTTTACTTAGAAGTGTTTTTGTGCCTTACGATTACCCGGGTGCATTTTCTTACCAATGGATTAAAGTAAGTTTTGATATTTATACCCGTCCACTATTTGAAAAAGCAGAGATATTTTTAGACTATGCGGTTATTCTTAACAATGGGTTATTTGTAACGCCTAGAATTTACCCCGATGGCACCCAATACGGTGGAGGAAAAAGAATAATTTCATCCTTTACAGATGAATTAATCGAGGACAAGTATAACCGACTTTCAATCACCGATAGCCTAAGCTGGAAAACAATCAGCTTTGAATTCCCTATTTACTTTAGTTCCCTAAATACTATTTCTTCTGATGGAGATTTACAGGTTGAGTTTAAGATTAGGAGTAATAAGATTTACGATTACGTTGATACAACGGCATTAAAAACAGAAGTTGTAAGTTTAGCCAGTACTCAAGATACAATTTACTGGAATAGAGTAAGAAGGGTAAAAGATACGTTAAGCGGGGTTGATGTTATTCGGATTTACAAATTGGAGCGCGGAGGGGATGCGGAATCACTCCCTGAGATCGTCCGACCTAATGGATGGGGAGCCGGCAACGTATATTACATTTGGAAGCAAACCGATGTTGTTGAAATAACAGCAACGGATAAAAACTGGCTTCAAAATATCCTAATTGATAACATAAAATTAGAGTACTTAC